ACCCAGTAGTTGACGTATCGGTTAACCGTTTCTTCCCAAGTCTCACGGCGCTGTTCAAGTGGCAAGTACCTAGCGTACCTCGACTTGTGTATGTATTGTTGGTATGCGTCCATTAGTTCTCCCAGTTTTCTTCTATAATTTTTAATGATACTTTTTGTAAAAGGAAGTATACTCCTTCTGGGTACGGTCTGCTAGATGCTATCTCATACATCTCGCCTTTGTCGTACATAATAACTGCACAGTCAATTTCTTTGCCTTCTTCCTCGTACTGCATCGCTTTTACTGCGAAGAGAGACAAGAACTCTGATGCGCTTATCGGCTCCTCTTTATCTTTACCGAAGTTACCCTCCACTACTTTCATAAGTTAGCCTCTATCAGCCTCTCAAGATACCACTTGGCTTTCCGAAGATCCTCTATACCGTTCTTGTACTCATAGCGCCACACGTACTTAAATATGTTGCCTTTGAGATAGCCCTTGAACTCTGGCTTATCCATAGACTCCTGTATCGCCTCAATGCACTCTACGTTTCCTGTGTTGTAGTGATGCGGTCTAGAGACTATGTCCCACTCTTCTGGTGTTACTTCGTTTAGTGATCGCGGGAAAGAAGTGTTACGATCAGACTTAGTACTCATTCTCTATCTCCTCAAATTTCCATCTGTTTTCTTTGACTCTATCACAGAACCTTTCTACTAAATCTTCTGCGTTTATTTCAAGAGCCTCTAGTATTGTTACTTCATCGTAACGTGCGGCTATGTGTTCTAGAAGTTCGTCAAGCGTTAGCACCGTACTTCCTCCGCAGATAAGACATACTGATAGGCATCTCATCAAACGCACCATCAATAACTTCATTGAACATCCACAGCCCAGACCAGCTACCATTAGTCTGCGGGTTTAGATACTCTTCGTTGTGCTGATAGTAAATACCAGCAAACAAAGCAGTCATTCGTTTTCCGCTGGCGTCTCTGTCGAACGCGATGTCTCTGTCTTGTACGTGTCCCATGACGCAAGACATATGTTTCTTTTGCAGTAATAGTTTTGCATTAGTGACTGGCCTACCCATGACACCGCTAGTGAAAAAGTGGCAATAAGCAATACCATCCACAACAACTGGCTTAAGATACGGATATACTTCCCAATCTTTGAGGTATAAATCTTCATAGCTCATCAGTCCTTCTAGCTTTGCATCGTTTTCTACTGCCCGTTCAATACGATATTCATGATTACCTAGAGTAAAAATCATACGGGGTTTCCAGACACGCTTCTTGTGTTTGCGTAATCGTTTCTGCTCCGCCTTAATTATTTCCATGAAAGCCTTCATTGCTTCGTTGCCTGCTCTAACGTCAGCAGAGTAGCGTCTACCTTCGAATGATTTCTTGCCTACATCATAACTAGACAACGATGGCATATCCCAATGGTCGCCTAGATGAATGATTGTATCTGGCTTGGCAGCGACAGCATAACGCGCCGCCCAAATCATATGGCTCCAAATATGGTCTGGCTTTACTTGTGTATCTGGTATAACAAGATGTCGTTTACCATATGTCATGACCTTTTCCTCCGTCTTCTTTTACGCGGCTTACCATGCGTAGGATGTATAGGGTTGGCTGTGTAGTCGATGCTCCAATACTTAAGCAGGTTCTTTAGAAACGCTACAGGATCGTTACCTCTACTACGTTGCTTTGCCCAGTGCAGTATCTTGCCTTCTGCTGAGTTACAAGAACGATGTAGTACCTTACGTACATGACCTGTTGTATGGCAGTGGTCAAGAGCAGCTTCATCTGGCTCACACCGTTCTTTACACAACGGGCAAATGTACTTCTGTCTACGCAGTTGACGTAGTCGGTACTCACGTATCTCACTTTGTTTGATTTGATTGTGGGACATTGTACTTGTCGTCCTCTGAACGCAAAAGATACAGTAGACTTAAACTCTCTACCAGCCTGTCTCTGTCTAGCTCATTATCTATGTACGTCTTTAGACAGGTCTCAAAAGCCTCCGCCTCTGATTTACACGGATCAATCAGTACATCTGCTTTCTTCGGCCCTATTCCTCTAACACCAAGAATATTATCAACACGATCCCCCATCAAAGCCTGCTTGTATATCCACAGCGATGCCTCCTCAGAATTAACTGCAGTTAATTTCTTCTTGACATAATCGTACAACTGGCAGGGTATCTGTTTGAAGTCCTTATCTAAAGAGCAAATGATGCAGTCGTAATCTAGCTTTGCGGCTTGGATTGCGATGTCGTCGTCTGCCTCTTTGTTGTCAGATACCGTAGCACCCCACTCGTTTATTAAGTACTCACGAAGTGCATCTTTGTGTACTGGTTTACGTGCTGGACGGTCTCCTTTGTATGGTTGAGAAACAGCAACCTCATCCCTGAAGTTGCTGCTACCGGTAAGGAATACTCTGTGTTTATCGTAGTGCTCTGCTAGATCGAAGACCATCTCGGTGATGTAGTTACCCATAGTTTGAGTAGCTACTCTCTCCTCTTCTTCGTCACAAGCAAAGCCAACACGATAGACGAGCATATCCCCGTCGATGAGTATCACAGTACCTCTGCCTCATCGAACTCGGTGACGTACTCTTTTAGATCGTCAATCACTATACGTCGTAGAGTGGCAGAACGACCTTTCTTCTTATTGTATTCCCAGTCGTAGTAGGAAACAAGACACTTGGCCTTGGAACCATTACCCACAACGACTCCCGTCTCTGGGTTATCATCTTCTGACATAGACGTTCGCCCTTTGATTGGGATTTCGAATCCTTCTTTGTCGAAGGCTTTGTACTTGTTGTTTGACTTGCATGTGATGTAGTATCCACGCTCATCTCCCTTGTTGTGTACAGTCAGGCCCATATCTTCCAGTGCTGTTACTGCGGCATCTGAAAGGCAGGCTAGGTCAACAGTGTACTTCTCTGCCATCTTATTCTGATGGGTAAGAAAAGGGTAATACAACTCACAACCGACCATTACGTTAGCTTCGTTACTCATACTTCTCTCCTTTGGTTTTACCACTAACATTATACCATAGATTTAAGATTGTGTTAATGGGTTTCTGCCCAATTATTACCAATCTTGTATTCACCGTCCAATGGACAGTTAAGGTTCAGGGTCTCGCCCGCAAACATCATAGCGTTGACACAACTACGTCCAATGAAGTCAGCATCGTCTGGCTTGCACTCTATCTGCCACTCATCGTGTACCTGTGCTACCAGCTTGAAGTCAACATTGTCTAGTAAGTCATACAGTATAATGATTGCTTGCTTCATTACCACAGCACCTGCCCCCTGCAGCAGCGTGTTCAAAGCAGCGTGTTCCGAACGTACTCTTATCCTCCTTCCATCTAGTCCTGTTACAAAACCGCTTGCCGCTTCCTGAGAAACGGTCTGCTTAAGATTCCGCAGTGATCCAACACGAGATAGAAACTTACTTCTTGCTTCTTTCCCTGCTGATCTCTTTGCTTTTTCACTGCAGTCTTCTCCTCTAACAATAGACCCTATCTTTACATCGCCTGCGCCATACAAGAATGCGTAGATAAATGTCTTCGCCTGTGCTCTTGTCCGTAACCCAGCGAGTTCTTGATTCAGTGTGTGGATATCGCCTTCTAGTAGTTCCTTGGTGTAAGCCTCACTGTTCATGTAGTGAGCAAGCATACGTAGTTCCAGACCGCTAGCATCAGCGCCTACTAGAACACGACCCTCTGGCACACCAAACAGAGACCTGCATCGCTCGCCGTACTCAGCACTTACGGCAGGCACTTGAGCCAAGTTGGGATTTGAATGCGACATTCTTCCCGTAACTGCACCAATATGCCTGACCCTACCGTGTATTCTACCGTCTTCGGAAACTGCTTTAATCCACGAATCAACTTGGCTGGCTCTCTTTTGGCATAGCAGATAACGGAGAATAATCTTCGCCTCTGGAATGTGTCCCTGTTTTTTAAGGGTACCCTCATCCACTTTAGGTTTTCCTGACGGTGTGAGTTCCTTCCATACAGCACCTTTGTCAGCAAGTCTATCTGCAATCTGCTGTCTACTACCGACATTGAATACCGTAACTTTGTCTTTGAGTTTCTTGTGTGTTTTATCACTGAACCTCTCCTCTATTATGGGAGGAAAAACTGCTTGAAGGTCTTTCTCTATCCGTATCATACGGGATGTCAGTTCTTCGTACAGTTCTTGCGCTCCCTCTTTGTCGAAAGAGAATCCGTTGTCCTGTTGTTCTTTGCATATCTTAGCCACACTGTGCTCTAGCTCTATGCAATGGTCTGAGAAGCCGAACATACCTAGCTGTGCTGATAAGGCATTGTACAGTTTCTCTGTCACATCAACGTCACGCTTACAGTACTCAATCATCTCATCAGACAACTGAGACCAGTCAGTGTGCTCACCTTTCGGAAAGCCTAGTCTAGTTCCCCAAGCATTGAGACTGTGACCCCCATCAACGTCGGGGTGAAACAGATTAGAAAGAACGAGAGTATCCATGAGTCGAGAATCATCAATGCGTATACCCCAGAGCCTGCGAATAACAGGGTCGTCATAACCGATAATATTATGACCACATATTTTCCCACCTTTGCTGAGTTCAGCACGTAGTGTCTCCTTAGATGTATGGATCAAGTGAGCTTCTAGGGGACGCTTTGTAACGACACAGTGTATCGTAGTAGGATTCAAGCCATCCGCCTCCAGATCTAGAAAGACTATATTCGAAGTAGGCAAGGTCTCGCTCGTCTTGCTCTGAGAGTTCGTCTCCATTACTCTTCATCTCCATATTCTGTTCCTGTGTAATAATCCACTGCCCCATCTTGGACATAGTTCTCCTCCTCTAAATCACTAAGACTAGCATAGTCCCAGTTACCTTCTACAGTTACATCAGATTCTACCAGATACCTAGTACACTCGTTACACAAGTCAACGTACTCATGTGACCCTGTGTACTTCTTGGTTCGTTCGTAGTCATTTAGTATCTTATCACACGCACAGCATCTCACGACATGATCTCCGTCAATCGTCCTGTGTCTTTATTATACATCAAAGAACACGCAGGGCCAGTCTGCCCGCTGTATCTGTTCTTCAATACCCTGATGTTGGTTGTGTTACGTACCATGATATCTTCTGCCTGAGCATTACGTTCTAGTCCAAGAACAATATCAGATAACTGAGCGATTGCAGCAGAGCCGCGTAGCTGACCCAGACTAGTATATGCTCCGTCTTCATGTCCTTTACCCTCCGGTCTCTTTAGATGTGAGACAACAAACATACTGACCTGCATCTCCTGACAGAACATCCTGAGCTTGGTCATGATTTCATCTAGAGCCTTACGTTCATCGCCGTTGTTCTGGTCTGACACCAGTATAGATATGTGGTCTAACACTATTGTCTTGACACCAAGAACCTTGACTTGGTATCTGAATCGTGCCAGTACATTCTCTATCTGATTAGATCCCCACGTATCCCACAGCACAACACGATCATCAAGATCCAACGAATCGAATACACGATCAACCTCTTCAGGGGTGTAGTCACAGCCGGGTATGTGTATTGGTTTGTTGAGTTGAAGACCGATAAGGCCACGAGCAGTCCTGTCTGGTATCTCTTCTAGAAAAGCTAGACCTATCCTGTCGGTAGTCTGGCCCAATATAGAGAACACTAGCTCACGCATGAATGTGGATTTACCTAGACCAGAGCCAGCACAGATTGTCACTAGCTCTGTAGGTCTGATGCCGAAGGTCATATCGTCTAGACCTTTGTAAGGATAGCGAACCTCTGCTTCTTCAAGGGGTTTCTTCAGTGACTCGCGTAGCTCGCCCAGCATCGTCATGCCGTCTGGGGTGTACGTCTTCGAGGCCCACCACCGCTTTACGAAGTCATCCTTGTCTCCCTCTATGAGGTAGTCACACGCATCCTTGTGTTTACCATGTTGGTAGATACGGGCTTTGCCACCGAAGATATCAGCACACTCTGTCGCCGCCTTCTTTCCTTGCTCGTCGTTGTCAAAGCAGAAGATGATGTTGTCGAAGTTGTCTAGGAAGTCATACGCCCTGCGACAGTCTGCGGCAGCACCATGAGCACCGTTACGTATAGAAACGACAGGGTACTTACCACCAAACATCTGGTATGCCGCCAATGCATCGAACTCTCCTTCCACCACAGTTACGTACTGCCCACCTTGCGGGAACAAGTGCTGACCAAACAGCGATGCTTTCTTCCAATCCCCTGATATCTTGAATGTCTTGTCGGGGTAGCGGGTTTTAACCGCAGTTAATTCACCTGTCTCTGTGTGATATCCGAAGTGAACATTGCCTGACTTCTGTGCCACGTTGAACGCCGCCATCGTCTGCGCTGTGAGACACCTGTCTTGGTATCCCTTAAACGGCTCTGAGAACAACGATCTGTCGAACCCACCCGATGGTACTACCTTGTCTTTTAATTGGCTAATTTCCCCAGTACCCATGCTCTCAGAGGGGGTAAACTTAGCACACGCGAAACAGTACGATGATCCGTCGTCGTTGTAGGACAGTGCGTCACTAGAACCACAATCATCACACCTTTGGTGTAATTTAACAAAGCCCATTAGTGCATCTCCTCTTTACTTTTCCGTTCACCGAAATAATTATGGTACATATGCT